AGGCTAATATCGCAAGTAATTTGACTTCCATCACATTTACTGTGGGAGGTAATGTATTTACACCAGACTCGGTTTCTGTTGCCGGAACCGACGCTAGACCTAGATTTGATATGACATCAAGCGGCACCGAGGCCGGAACTTTTTGGACTGACAATAATCTTGATGACACCGACAACATAACTATTACAGTGACAATAACATTCTAAAATAAGGAAATACAATGATTAACATTCAACACTATGCGGCTCTTATTGCCGATGTCAATAAGATGCAATCGAGGCTTGAAGCCATCGCATACAACTTCAAAGAAGAGGCACCTAAAACTGATCTAGACACTCAGTTGATTGATGCTTTGGTTGCCACTGCAACTGGTCTTTTGGCAAACGCAGAAACCATTAAAGACATCGCATACGATCCAACCTCAGAAGGAGAAGATGGTAATTTTGCAGCAAGATGAGTTGACTTTCGGTGAGAAGATGATATTATATACTTATGATTATACACAAACTACAATCCAACGTAATCGTTCCAGAACGTCAAACTGAGTGGTCTGCCTGCTTTGATGTTCATGCTCATCTGCGCGGACCAGTCATCTCCGAGGACAAGGCACCAAACTTCAAAAAGGTAACGATCATTGATCGAACCAATACAAAACATGAAGTTTCGCCTGAAGTCACATGGGAGAATGACACACCCCATACCAAAATTGTCATCCCACCAAACAGTCGCGCATTGATCCCAACGGGAATGGTCTTTGACATTGAACCAGAGTATTCGGTTCGTATGCATCCACGTTCGGGACTTGCTTGGAAGTACGGAGTCACAATGGTGAACTGTGAAGGTGTCATTGATGCTGATTATAGAGAAGAAGTATTTGTTCCCCTCTTCAACACAACTGAAGTCTCGTATGAAGTCGAACATGGTGACAGGGTTGCACAGTTCGAAATTATTCGTTATTATGATACTGTAACTTATCTCTCTTCTACCACCGAGAAGGCAGAGAATAAGACTGATAGAGTTGGTGGATTCGGATCAACTGGAGTATAAATTATGAATCGACAAGAACTACTTAATCATCACGCAGGACTGTGCGAAAAAGCTATGGGTATCATGAAACAAAAGAATCATGATTATGCTGGACAGGATGGCGGACAACCTTTCGCAAACTTCGAGCGATGTGAAGCTATGGGTGTCTGTTCTACCGAACAGGGATTCCTTGTCCGTGTCATTGACAAGGTTTCACGTCTTGCTACTTTTGTAGAAGCAGGAGAACTTAAGGTTGACAACGAAGGGTATGAGGACGCAGTTCTCGATATCATCAACTACATGATTCTGTTCTCGGCTTTTGTCAAGGACAAGAATGAAAGTGAAGTGACTGATGAATCTCCAGAGCTTCCATCTTTCAACATGCACACCGATGACACACAAGATCTTCCTACTTCCCAAAACAGCGTCATGCATCACCCCGTCTGAACAATGAAATTTTATACAAATGTAGCTGTGCGTGGGGACAACATCCTATACAGAGGCTATGAAAACGGAACTCCGATTCAGGAGAAGGTTCCCTTTCAACCTACTGTGTTTGTCCCCACGAAGGAACCGAGTGAGTGGAAAACTCTTCACGGAGCAAACGTCGAACCGTTTGTTGCTGGTGGTATTCAGGACACACGAAAGTTCATCAAAGACTATAAGGGTGTCGCTGGGTTTTCTGTTCACGGTGTAACTGATTTCCAATATCAGTACATCAGTGATCGTTTCCCAGAAGAGATGGACTATGATCCATCACAACTCAAGACAGCCAATATTGACATTGAAACTACTTCGGACGGTGGGTTCCCAAATCCTGACAATCCAACAGAGTCGATCATTGCAATTACCGTGGATTTTGGTGGTGATATTCATGTATTCGGCGTGGATCAGTTTCATATTGATCGAGATGACATAACGTGTCATGTTCACACAAACGAACGTGACATGCTTTTGGATTTTATTTCCCTGTGGGACAACGAGAAACCAGATATTGTGACGGGATGGAACATTCGTTTCTTTGATATTCCATATCTCGTCAACCGAATTCGTTTTGTTCTAGACAACAAAGAAGAAAAGTTCCTATCTCCGTGGCGTGTTTTGAAAGAAAGAAACATCACACGGATGAACAGGGAACATAATGTTTACGAGTTGTTGGGTATTGCAACTCTAGACTACTATGAACTTTACACCACGTTTACCTATGTTACTCAAGAATCATATAGACTTGATCACATCGCATTCGTGGAACTGGGTGAACGCAAACTTTCCTATGATGAGTTCGACAGTATGGCAGAGTTCTACAAGAAGGACTTTCAAAAGTTCGTTGAGTATAATGTCAAGGACGTTGAACTCGTCGGTAAACTAGAAGACAAGCTCAAGCTACTTGAACTGGCGACTTCTCTTGCGTACTCCGCCAAAGTAAACTTGATGGATATCTTCTCTCAGGTTCGAACGTGGGATCAGATCATCTATCACTTCCTTCAGAAGAAGAAGATCGCAATACCACCAAAGTCAATGACGAGGAAAGATACCCAGTATGAAGGTGCGTATGTCAAAGAACCAATTGTTGGTAAGCACGATTGGATTGTTTCATTCGACTTGAACAGTCTATATCCCCATCTTATCATGCAGTACAACATCAGTCCCGAGACGCTCATTCCTATGGAGGATGGTGAGAGGTTTGGTATTGGACCAAACAACATCCTAGATGGCGGAGAGAGTCAGCACAGTAGTAAAGCATACAAGAAGATACAGAACTTCACAAACATGGGATACTCTATTGCAGCGAATGGAACTTGCTACCAAAAGGACAAGCAAGGGTTCCTCGCTGAGTTGATGGAAACCATGTACAAAGAACGTAGTATGTACAAGAAGAAGATGATCGAGTGTCAGAAACAACAGCAAGCAGGGGAGTCTGGTTTAGAAAATCAGATTGCGAAGTTCAACAACTTCCAGTTGGTTCGTAAGATTCAATTGAACTCTGCTTATGGTGCGATTGGTAACGAGTGGTTCCGCTATTACGATGTCCGCATGGCGGAAGCAATTACACTGTCTGGACAGTTGAACATTCGATGGATCGCGGACAAGTTGAATGAGTTCCTGAATGAAACTCTTGATACCGACGACTATGACTATATCGTTGCAAGCGACACAGACTCGGTGTACCTTCGTCTCTCTAACCTAGTGGACAAGGTTCTTCCTGACTGTGATGACAAGGATAAAATTACCAACTTCCTGAACAAAAGTTGTGCAGAAATTATCCAACCATTCATCGACAAGAAGTATGACGAGTTGGGTAAGATGCTGAACGTCTTTGAGAATAAGATGGTGATGGAACGCGAAGTTATCGCGGACAAGGGTGTTTGGACCGCGAAGAAACGATACATGCTTAATGTGCATAACAGTGAGGGTATTCAATACAAGGAACCCAAACTAAAGATCATGGGCATCGAAACGACTCGATCTTCTACGCCACAGTTTGTTCGGGACAAACTCAAGACGGCGATCAAATTGATTCTTACCAGTGACGAAGAATCTGTTATTGAATTCATTGATCAAGTTCGAGTTGATTTTTTCAATCAGATACCAGAGGATGTTGCGTTTCCCCGAGGTGTTTCTGCTTTGGAGAAGTATCAGGACTCGGCTAGTATTTACAGAAAGTCAACGCCGATTGCAGTCAAGGGTGCGCTGATATATAATCATTACTTGAAAGAGTATGGTATCCAGAGAAAGTATCAAGAAATCCAAGAGGGTGACAAGGTAAAGTTCCTGTACCTCAAACAGCCGAATCCAGTCGGTGGTGTATATGGCACGGATCATGTTATATCTTTTTCAAATTCTATCCCAAAAGAGTTTGAATTGTTGGAGTTTATCGACTATGATAAGCAGTTCCAAAAGAGTTTCTTGGATCCCCTTAAGAACATTCTTGACGCAATTGGTTGGAAGCACGAAAAGATTTCTACCCTCGAATCACTATTTTAGGAGAACGTATGTCATTTTTAGAATCTATGGTAAAGAAAGCAAACAATGAATATGCAAATATTGTTTCTCAAGGAATTGAAGGGAGTGATGTAAGTGGATTCGTTGACACTGGGTCTTATATTTTTAATGCTCTTCTTTCTGGCAGCCTTTACGGGGGTATCCCTGACAATAAAATTCTTGCTATTGCTGGCGAGAGTGCCACTGGTAAGACTTATTTTACGATGGGCATTGTACATAAATTTCTTCGTGATCGGCCTGATGGTGTTGTACTCTATTTTGATAGCGAGCAAGCAGTAACATCAGACATGTTCAAAGAACGTGGTTGCGACACAAATCGAGTTGCTGTTTTCCCTGTAGCGACAGTAGAAAACTTCCGACACCAAGCGATCAGTATCGTGGATAGTTACCTCGAACTTCCCGAGAGTGAACGTAAGCCTATGCTTATCTGTCTTGACTCACTTGGGATGCTTTCTACTGAGAAAGAAATGGCTGACACCGCAGAGGGTAAGTTAACCAAGGACATGACTCGCGCACAGTTGGTGAAGGCTACCTTCCGCGTTCTTACCATGAAGCTAGGAAAGGCAGGCATTCCTCTGATCATGACGAATCATACTTATGATGTCGTTGGTTCCATGTTCCCACAGAAAACTATGGGTGGTGGTTCTGGACTGAAGTATGCCGCTTCGACGATCGTGTATCTCTCAAAGAAGAAGGTGAAAGAAGGAACCGATGTCATCGGAAACATCATTCACTGTAAACTCTTCAAGGGTCGATTGACGAAAGAAAATTCTATGGTTGATGTGATTCTGAATTATGATCATGGTCTTAGTCCTTACTACGGACTGACTGAGGTTGCCTTGAAGTATGAAATCTTCAAGAAGGTATCTACTCGACTTGAGATGCCAGATGGAACCAAGATCTATGAGAAGCAGCTATACAAGCAGCCAGAAAGGTATTTTACAGAAGAAATCATGCAGAGGCTAGAGGAAGCGGTTGCTTCTGAGTTCAAGTATGGTACAATGGAACCCACAGAAAAGGAGCAAACTGATGAGTCAAGTGAAGTTTAATTACATCCCCATTGAGGGACTAGAGACCGATGCTATTAGTATTCTTGAAGGTGAATATGAAGGCCTTCATTTTCATTACGGAACCGTTTCTTTCAATGAGAAAGAAGATGATACCATTGAGATGAAGTTCAACTACAACATCCTAAACAAGCCTGATGGGTTTGAGGACAACGAAGACTTCAAAAACTTTGCAGGGGATCTATTGGTACGGATTATGGAAGAAGAGCTACCTTCCTTAGCTCAGGAGGGATCCTACGAGGACACAGCGGATATTCCTGAACTGATAGAAGAACAAATTAAGACGTTGAAAGAAGAACAAGATAGGCTACGTAATGGAGAAGAATATGCAGAGAGTGGAACAAACGATACTTCGACACCTGATCCACACGGATGAATATTCCAGAAAAGCCTTTCCTTTCATACAACCTGAATATTTCTCTGATCGTTGTGACAAAATTGTATTCGAATTGATCTCTCAGTTCATCTCAACTTATAATACTCTTCCTGCGCCAGAAGCTATCCGCATCTCCTTGAATGAGAGACGTGATCTTGCTCAGTCTGAGTATGATGATTGTGTCACTTTGATCCGTGAGATATCTGATAAGCCTGAGGATGTTGATTCGAATTGGTTGGTGGAAACAACAGAATCATTCTGTCAACGTCGAGCAGTATATAATGCCATCATGGAGTCTATTCAGATCATTGATGGTAAGAGCAAGGCGAAAACAGAAACCGCTATCCCACATATTCTTTCAGATGCTCTTTCAGTGTCGTTCGATTCTCACATTGGACATGACTATATCGAAGATGCTGATGCTCGATATGAATTTTACCACAGGGTAGAAAATCGTGTTCCGTTTGATCTTGAATTTATGAACTTGATCACCAATGGCGGAACTCCGAATAAAACCTTGAACATTGTGATGGCGGGAACTGGTGTTGGTAAGTCTTTGTTCTTATGTCATCATGCAGCAAATTGTTTATCACAGAACAAGAATGTTCTTTACGTTACATGTGAGATGGCAGAGGAAAGAATTGCGGAACGTATCGATGCAAACCTGATGGACATCGGCATGGACGAACTTCATCAGCTTTCAAAACAAGTTTACGATTCTAAACTCAGTAGAGTTTCAAATGAGTTCACTGGTAAACTGATTATCAAGGAATATCCCACATCAACGGCTACTTCCAATCACCTTCGGATTCTTCTTGAAGAATTGTCGATGAAGAAGAAGTTCAAGCCAGATATCGTGATTGTGGATTACCTAAACATCTGTGCAAGTGCTAGACTCAAGAACAACGGCAACGTGAATAGCTACAACTACATCAAAGCAATTGCTGAAGAACTTCGCGGGCTTGCTGTTGAGTATAACGTTCCTGTCTTCTCTGCGACTCAAGTCAACAGGAGCGGATTCGCTTCCAGTGATTTTGGACTTGAAGATACTTCAGAATCCTTTGGGTTGCCAGCGACTGCTGACTTCATGATTGCTATGATCGGTACAGAAGAACTTGACGAACAAAATCAAGTTCTCATCAAGCAACTGAAAAACAGATACAACGATGCAGTATCTAACAGAAAGTTTGTTCTTGGTATTGATCGGTCTAAGATGAAGCTGTATGATGTGAAGGATACAACTCAAGTTGGTCTTGTTCAATCAAACCAAGATAAACCTGATGATGTGTATGGTTCGGGGTTTGGTGCGATGAAAGAAAAATCAGACTTTACTGAATGGTCTATATGAGTACATACGTTGACAAAAAGTTTATCAATCTGGTTTCTGTTCGATTAGAAAAGTTTAGTTGGAAAAGTGATAAGTTAGCAAATTGTAGGTGTCCTCTCTGTGGGGACTCAAAGAAGAATAAAAATAAATGCAGAGGGTACTTCTATAAGAAGAACAATGACTTCTTCTACAAGTGTCACAACTGCGGAGCAGGAACTTCACTGTACAGATTTTTAGAGTCAGTGAGTCCCCAGTTGATGAAAGAGTATTCTCTTGAACGATGGAAGAATGGTGAAAGTGGTAATTCTAACTACATAAAACCAGAAGAAACAAATATGTTCGGAATGTTTAGCAAACCAAAATTCAAACCCAATTCATCCTTACTTAAGGATTTGGTGTCTATTGATAAGTTAAAATCAAATCACAAGGCATATGAATTTTGTAAGATGAGAAAGATCCCAGAAAAGTTCTATGACATTCTTTATTATTCCGACAACTTCGGTTCATGGATGTCAAAGCTAGATCCAGAATGTCTTGCAGTTGGTAAAGAGGAACGTCTCGTCATTCCATTTTTCAATAAAGATGGTGATGTTATTGGAGCGCAAGGTAGACTTCTTTCGTTCAAGGGAGAAGAGACTGCTAGAACGAGTGCGCGATACATTACTGTCAAGGGTGACAAGAGTATCGATCGTCTATGGTATGGACTCTGGCGTGTCAATCCCAAGAAGAGAGTCTATGTTGTCGAGGGGCCAATCGATAGTCTGTTCATTCCTAATACCATTGCTATGGTTGGTGCGGGTGCAATAGAAAATCTGCATGATAGGTTGATGGGTACTGATGTCGTTTATGTTCTTGATAATGAGCCTAGGAATAAGCAAATTATAAACTACATGGACAGACTCATAAATAAAGACTGCAAGGTTTGTATTTGGCCTAGTACAATCAAAGAAAAAGATATTAATGATATGATCTACACCAAGTCCGCAAAGGAAATTCAAAAGATCATGGATAACAATACATACAGCGGACTAGAAGCCAGACTGCATTTTAGAAACTGGAGAAGAACATGAGTAAAGAAGACGAAGAAGAAATTCCAGATGAAGTCTATCTCGCTGCTGTATTGAATTTTGGTAGAAAGTTTTCTGAGTATGTGAAAGAAATGGATAAAAATCTTTGGGAAAGAGCTATTGCTTATGCCAAAGATTTTGTAGAAGTTGAAGGTTATGAAGTCTTATTTGATTACATAGAAACTGAGGATGATGATGACGACGACGACGAGTAAAAAGGTATTGAATAAGGGTCATGTTGATCTGGTTGATCACATGGGATCTGATCTTACTGTTTGTAATGCCGCCAGAGTTTCCTTCAACAATGAAACCGACTGGGCAACTGACGAAGATGCAGTACAACGTCTCAGAGACTCGGGTTCTTCGTATCACAAAGAAGATGTTCGTAAGTTATCTGACAGGGACATCAAACTTCTAAATTACCTTGCTAAACACAATCATTGGACACCATTCGCACATCCCCAGATTACATTGAGGATCAAGGCACCAATCTCGATTCGAACACAGTTCTTCAAGCACAAGCAAGGATTTGTTGAGAATGAAATCAGTCGTCGCTATGTTTCATTCAAACCAGACTTTTATATACCACAATGGAGAGGTAAGCCTGAAGGTAGTGCAAAGCAGGGCAGTGAAGAATTTATGGCAATAAAGGGTGAAAATGTTCGCTCATATGGTAATGCTATGGAACTATGTCTCTATACCTATGATCAACTCATTGCAGAAGGTGTCGCACCAGAACAGGCTCGTTTTGTTCTACCACAGGCAATGTTTACGGAGTGGTATTGGACTGGTTCCCTTGCTGCTTATGCCAGATTCTATAGTCAGAGAATTGATGAACATGCTCAGTGGGAGATTCGTGAATATGCTAAAGTAATCGGTGATACAATTAGACCGTTATATCCACATTCGTGGAGATGTCTTACCAAATAAATAGAATAATGAGTATACACAAAGATATTAATCTATTTTCCGAAGCTAGTATAGGTAAGACTGTTTTCTATCATGGTTCAATACTTCCTGATCTTGATCAGGGGGATTCTTTCAATGTTACGAATGATACCAGCAGTTTGGTATATCGAATCGGTTATGGTGCATCTTCTGTTAATCTTATTAATGAAGACGTGCATGTTACTCTTTTGGGTTCTTCTCGTCTTATTAATGAATCGTTTAGTGAAATGCTTGCTACGATAGATGATTTTGAAGTGGAAGAGATCGTAGAGGAATCAGTATTTACACAATCAGTTGGCCCAATGGGCCCAGTCGGACCTCGTGGTGAGCAGGGAGAGCAAGGGTTTCCTGGCATTCCTGGCCGCGATGGTAATGATGGAAAGGATGGAACCGATGGCAATCAGGGTGAAAAGGGCGAACCAGGCGAGCGGGGTGAGGATGGTCAGCAGGGCCCTCAAGGCGAACACGGACTTCAAGGTGAACAGGGGCCTCAGGGTGAGCGGGGTGAACGAGGCCCTCAAGGTGAGCAGGGTGTTCAGGGGGAGATAGGAAATGTTGGTCCCGAAGGCCCTCGTGGAGAACGTGGTGAGCGAGGTGAACGTGGGGAACAAGGTATACAAGGTGAACATGGAGTTCAGGGTTCTGATGGTAAACAAGGAGAACGCGGACCACAAGGAGAACGTGGTGAGCGAGGTGAACGTGGACTTCAAGGCGAACGGGGATCTGACGGATTACGCGGAGAAGACGGAAAACCAGGCGAACATGGACCGAAAGGTGAACAGGGAGAAAGAGGAGAAGACGGAATCGCTAGAGTTTCTGGACCTCTTCTTTATGATTCATCCACCAAAGTTCTGTCGGTCAGTGAAAAGTGGGTAGAGTCCCTCGGCTCCATAATTCAAAATGGAGCAATTGTTGGTGGTGGTGGTGATCTTCTTGGAGTCAAAAAAGATGGGGTGCGTATTCCTAAAGGAAATGCAGTTCGTTACATTGATTTTAGAGGCACTGGAGTTGCGGTTAGTATTGACAAAAACAGTGCAGTTGTAGATATAACAACGTCCTCTAGTGGTGATGGTTCGGATAATGCACTAGAGGTGAGTGGTGGTAACAATGTCATGTCACAGTTCCTTGACATGAATGGATTTGACATCTATAATGCTCGTGTAGATGGTGGAACTTTTTAAACTATATAAGTTATCTAATTTTTTTATTCAGGAGTGTATTCGTATGTCATGGAACTTACCTAGTCTTTATCAATCTTTTATTCACCTTTCTCGTTATTCTCGTTGGTTACCCGAAGAAGGTAAACGTGAAAATTGGGAAGAGACTGTCACTAGGTACTTTGACTTTTTTACTGATCACTTGAAAGAAAATTGTAATTATGATGTTGAGCCTGAACTAAGAAAAGAACTTCAAGAGGCAGTCTTGAATCTAGAAATCATGCCCTCGATGAGAGCATTGATGACTGCTGGAGAAGCCCTTAAGAGGGACAATATTGCAGGGTATAATTGTTCCTACGTTAGTGCAAGTAAAGTTAAGTCGTTTGATGAGATTCTGTACATTCTCATGTGCGGGACTGGAGTCGGGTTCTCTGTAGAACGCGACCTCATCAACACTCTGCCGACGATAGCTGAGGAGTTTGAAGACAGTGATACGACAATTGTTGTACAAGATTCAAAAATGGGTTGGTCGAAAGCGTATCGAGAGTTGTTTAGCCTGCTCATTGGAGGTCAAGTTCCAAAATGGGACACAAGCAAGATTCGTCCTGCCGGTGCGCGCCTTAAAACTTTTGGAGGAAGAGCAAGTGGACCTGAACCTCTTGAAGACCTCTTTAAATTCACCGTCGAAACCTTTAGACGAGCAGCGGGTAGAAAACCTACTTCTATCGAATGTCACGATCTCATCTGCAAAATTGCAGAGATTGTGGTTGTCGGAGGCGTTCGCAGGTCCGCATTGATTTCTCTGTCGTCTCTCACAGACGAACGTATGAGGGATGCAAAGACGGGACAGTGGTGGGATGCAGATCCACAACGTGCATTGGCAAACAACTCTGTCTCCTATAAAGAGAAGCCAGAAACTGGTATCTTCATGGAAGAGTGGTTGGCTCTATACAAGAGTAAGTCTGGAGAGCGTGGTATCTTTAACCGCGAAGCTGCACAAAAGCAAGTCGAGAGAGCCAATGAATTCAGAACTCGACTAGAATCAGACTTTAGGACGAGAGAGTCTAATCACAATTTCGGTACGAATCCGTGCAGTGAAATCATCCTGCGAGATCGAGAGTTCTGTAATCTCACCGAAGTGGTCGTTCGAGAGAATGACACGGACGAAAGCCTAGAACGTAAGGTTCGTCTTGCCACTATTCTTGGAACGTGGCAGTCAACGTTGACAAACTTCAGATACTTGTCTGGAGATTGGAAGAAGAACTGCGAAGACGAAAGGCTTCTTGGTGTCTCCATGACAGGGATCATGGACTGCAAGCTGACACGAGAGACAAAGAACCTCGGAGATCGTCTAGAACGCTTCAGAGCAGCAGCCATCATCACAAACAAGGAACATGCGGACACTCTTGGTATCCCACAGTCCGCTGCGATTACCTGCGTGAAACCCTCTGGAACCGTCTCTCAGCTCGTTGACGCTGCTTCTGGTATCCACGCTCGTCACAGTGAGTATTACGTCAGAACCGTGAGAGCGGACAACAAAGATCCTCTGTGCATCTTCATGAAGGATAAGGGTTTCCCTTGTGAGCCAGATGTCATGAAGCCAGAACATGTTACTGTCTTTTCCTTCCCTATACATTCACCTAAATCCTCTATTACTAGAGATGAAATGACGGCAATCGAACAGCTAGAACTTTGGCTGATGTATCAAAGACATTGGTGTGAGCATAAGCCATCTGTTACTATCACGGTTCGTGAAGAGGAATGGCCTATTGTGGGTGGTTGGGTGTATGATCACTTCGATGAAGTTTCTGGTATCTCATTCCTTCCCCACACAGATCACTCGTATAAGCAAGCTCCATATCAGGAGTGTACGAAAGAAGAATATAAAGAACTATTAGGAAAGCTCCCTTCCGTAGAATGGGCTGCCCTATCTGAATATGAAATGGAAGATAATACAGCGGGAACGCAAACATTTGCCTGTTCAGGAAATGCGTGTGACGTTGTTGACTTGACAAGTAGTTGAGTGTATAATAGATTTTTTACCCAGTAAATCCTATGGATGATCTATAGGTACATACTCTAACATAAGGAGAATTATTATGAGTAAAGTAACTGGTACGTGTCCTGCTACTGGATGTAGCAATGATGTTGTTGGAAGCTGGCTTGGAAAGGTCGGGATCACCCGTTCGCTCCTCATCAGCCTCGCTCTCGTCCCCTTCGCATGGGATGGTGTTCTTTGGTTCCGCGATGCGATCGCTACTGTTTGGGATGCTGCCACCACTTGGGGCGGCTGATCTTTAAAGGAGATTAGACATGATTAACATTGGAACAATTCTTCTTTCTGCGCCTCTTATGACAGGCGGTGTGGATACTGTGAACGCCCATGATTTAATCATGGCTGTTCGTGATGACTCCGCGACTCACATGAGTCTAACATCTGATGAATCCCCCATTACTCTTGACGTTACTGGTTTTCTCCAGTTTCGTTATTTGTTCAATGATGGTGGATCCAACACCTCTACTCGTGGATTCGATGTAGAGCGCGCCCGAATTCAGTTCTCGGGTAAGGTGCATGACTTTGACTATGCAGTCAGTGGTCAGTGGAGTGACACCGAATTCGAACTCAAGGATGCTTTCCTGAGTCGAAACTTCGGTGGATTTGATGTGAAGGCAGGACAGTTCGTCACCAGCTTCTATAGTGGTTACGTTGCTGATCCTACTACTCTTGTCTACGGTGATTACAGTGTCACCGCTTTGACTTATGGACAGGGACGTTCACAGGGATTCGAAGTGAGCCGAGGTTTTGATGCCTTCACCGCTTACGTTTCCTACAACGATGGCTTCAACACCGACAATAGTAATTTCGGTGATAACGATTATGGTATCAGTGCGCGCCTCGAATACGATGCAATTGATAACCTGACCATCGGTGGTGCATTCGCAAACCAGAACACTTCTACCGATAACTACAATAGTTTTACGGTTGATGCTGCTACTGAGTTCGGTGCATTTGATTTTTCTGCTGCGTATGTTGCAGCCAACTGGAATGGCAGTTGGAACAACTACTCAATCGTTGGAACCGCAAGCTACGATCTTGATGATCAGATTCAGGTCTTCGGACAGTATGAATATGGTGTTCTTGAAAGTGGAGCTTCGGATCTCAACTTGGGAACTGTTGGTGTGAATTATATCTTTAATTCAAATGTCCGCTGGACTAACTCTTTTGGTTATGCTTTCAGTGGTGTTGATTCTGGTTATAACCTTACCGACACTGGATGGGAAACTTCTGCTGATAGTGGACAGTATCTCATTCGTAGTATGATTCAGATCACCTTCTGATATCGCACTACAACTATAAGAAAAGACCCCCGTTTCGGCGGGGGTCTTTTTCTTTTTATAGTCCTGTTGGTTTCTTTATTAGCACTTCTCCAGTTGGAATGTCAGACGGTAAACTAACGGTTGTTCCTGGCGCAGTTAGGTAGAAATATGATTCCAATGAAGATCCATGTGCAGTCATACCACCAGCGGTTTTGTCAACAAAGAAGGTAGTTCCATTCGGGAATGGTATTCCTATCGTATCTCCAGCAGCAACGTATGCGGTATGGAATCCAGATGCCTTATTGATTCCTATTGTCGATCCGTCCTCACCGAAGAATATTTTTATTTTGTTTCTGTTACCTTGCACGGTTTGGTATGTGGAACCAAAAATTTGAACAGACGAAACATCATATCCATCATTCAACCATGTTTGGTTTTGACTGGCATTAGTTATAAAAGTTTCATACGGTTCATAACTACCAAGATCGGTTAGTCCGTCTGCCGCTGCTTCAAATTCACCATCTTCAAGAGCGTAATATGATGAAACTTGATTCACCGAAGACTGATTGGGTAAGAACAGGTACGAAGAAACGTCGGGAATCCCCTCGGCTCCTAGGAAAATGCTACGAAGTGAAGACGTGTTGCTAACTCTAGCCTCAACACCCTGATCAGTAGATGTGTCTCTCGGTAATCTTATAATATTATCAGAGAACCTTTCTTCCAACTTTCCAGCGACTTCTTTGGTTGCTCTTACCTTAATGCGTTTTGCATGAAACTTCCCTTCTTCCCCGAAAGGTATTGCAATATTCATTAGAGTGCTTCCCGTGACCGAAGGAATAAGAATATCTCCTAACTTTTCTGTCTGTGTTACATACCCACTATTAGCTGTTAAGTACGAAGAATCAACTTCATAGGCGCCAATCGTAGAGTGACCAATTCTTCTCTTTCTGTTTAGATCAAATTGTACTTGGTTTTCCATTCCCAGTGTCCCCCCACCTACAAGTGGTGAACGATCCGCTGGTTGGTGATCGATTACATCTAGTGAATATGGGGTCGCCATGTCTGTGGGTATGCCATCTCCGCCCGATTGTGGAATATTACCTTTCCATAAGGGAGGATTCTCAAATGGTAGTACGTTCATAATACCCGTTTGCGAGTTTTGATTACCATTTACGGGACCACCATCCCATCGGAAGTTTCTTTCTACCCGCAGAGGAATTGTTTGACCATTATTGATGTATGGCCATGTAATACCCGTTTTCTTAACATCATTATCTAACTCATCTGTATATTCTTGTCCTGTACCCCTGTATATCCATTCAAACTCGTGGGCCCATTTATTAAGAAAGTTATTTCTGTATACCATTGCATCATGTTGTCTGAGAAATCCAACAGTAGTTCCATATGTTTCACGCATATGGTCCCCGTCCTGACTGCCTAAATTGATTACACGGACTTGACCTTGCGGTTCGGAATCCGGATCCATGTCATTCTCTAACCCAACTCCATTAATAATGTTTAAATTATGGAAAGTGTTATGATAAAATAAAACGTGTACTTTAGATGGTCCTTGAAAATTAAATCCGAAGATGGTGGGAATTGGGATATTGGACCATACATTATTAACGAATGCTAAATCATGATAACCCCCATGATATGTCCCCGAACCCTCAATGTTTCCACCCTGTCCATCTATGACAAAGTTACAATATGCGTACAAAGCATTTTCTACTCTATGCACAGCTCTTAATGGCTTCGAATCAAAATACTGCATCGAATCAACGTGGTTGGTATCTCTACCACCAAGAAGACACCAACTTGGTATTGGATGGGTGTTCTGTGGAAAAATAGGAGTGTCAAAGGAAGCCCCAGTCGCAGTTCCCATATGCTCCGCAGATAGTCCCTGTGCCGTGATCCCTGCCGCCCATGCAACGTTAAATTGTCCTCGGTTCACCTGCGGATTTGGTCGGGTTAGGAATTGAGCTTTTGTATATGGCCAAGTCGGGTTGAATTGTTTACTTAACTTAATCGGTTCACCCTCATCATCCACAACATCCTGTATATAACCTGCTGATGGCCATGTCGTTCCTGCTAAACGCCAAAGGAAGTCCTGAGTTACTCCCCAGTCATCGGGAATACCATTAGTACCAGCAGCAGGGTTTGCAGCTATCGGTTTTGATGCATCGAATAGAATCTGTCCCCATGCGGTAATTCCTAAGTTACTGTCTTCATATTTAAGCATTGTGCAGAATATTGGTTCATAGAATTTATGATTTGGATTATATGGACCGTCTGGATCTGGATCATATATTAATCCACCAACGGAGCTGGCACCCCCGTCACCATCAACGTCATTATATGCAAACTCAATTTGCGCTTCCGTACTCAGACTATCAGTGACAGTCTTATTTGTGAACCACCACGGTGATGATTTTTCTGGTGATATTAGGTGGTGCCGAGACGCAAATGGTGCGGTCATTGTATTGAGAGTTGGTGGTTCTCTAACATTATTATCTCCAAAGTATGGATCAGACGAATTTTTGGAAGTCTCATCCTCATTGTATAGTTGTCCCCACTGCCTATAGGTGGTTAGATTGAAATTAGTTTCACTGACTGGATCTTCTTGAAATGGTAGATTTACGTCTAAGAAATTCTCTTGGTTTATTTTTTGCCATACAGTTCCCGTTTCTGTCTCCTCTTTAAAAGAAGAGTCATCTACAGATACGGCTGGATCCGTACTCGCGGGATGTGGAACGTTCTGAGGTCTTTTTGGCCAAGATAATGTCACTCCCGCTGGGGAGTTTAAATTGTGTAGTCGAATATACTCGTTCAGTGTTCCGGGTTCAAACAACCGACTTCCGTTCGCATCAAGATCGGTTTTGCTCCCCCTCGTTCTTCCAATATATCGAATGGAAGCATAATATCCGCTGAATTGTGTATATGGTGCGGTTGTATCATCATTTGGATCAAACCATATTCTTCTCCATTCTCCGAATACATTATTGTTACCTTTGAGCGTTACTGCGGCTGCCATGCTCATCTGCTTTAAATTGTCTCCGTCATTTTTTACAACATCAACATTAATTAAATTGGTGAATGCAATACTGTTTTCATCTCCACCTAAAATTTTTGATGGTTTTGCTGCTGTTCCAGAGAGGAGAACACGTTGATCGGGGACCGTTTCTCCTTTTAGGAAAGCTCCCTTTGGGTGGATTTGACCGTATGAATATGATGCCATTGTCATATCATGGAACCAAACTAAATCTGCTTCAGCGGTATGACCAGCAACAAAGTCACGTGCCGAATCCTTTATTCTAAATCCTAACTCTGTCTGAGTAACTTTTGTCTGTGGTCTGTCTATGTAGACATGTTGAATGCTAAAACAATTTAGGGTTGGATTTTTAACGAGGAGACTAAAATCAGAACTGTGAACTCTTCTTGGTAGTTCTGGTGGGTCCGCGTTGACGTTTAATGCAGCTTCTTCATCGGTGAGTGTGAGTATCACATCTTCTCTAGGTACATCAGTGTCACCTCTTACGATGAACCAACCTCTCTTACACAGGGGTCTTCTGTTATCAGGATCTGTTTCGTCTATAAACTGTCCACCATCTCTTACGGTTAGCCATCCTATTTGACGAGAAGCATTGACACCCGTTATGGGGTCGTCAACGTCTCCAAAGTTTACTGCGGTGTATTTGCCTTCTAGTAAAACAATTTCACATCTCGAAACATCCACATAATGGTTTCCTGTACCATCTTCTGTGATAAGTCGATTCGGTGCATTCATAGCAAGATCTCTAATTACTTCTAGCGCCCTTCCTATAGTTTTTACTGGAGATTCTTTTGTTTTTCCGTCATTGTCATCATTACCTGCTGGAAGCATGTACGCTGTGATACTTTTAAGTTCTGAAGTATCTTCATACACTGAGTTTTCCTGAAGAACTGTTCCTATCATGGAATGCTCACCTGGCACTGTTTTCTTATCAAAGAAAAAGTCACCCTTTCCTCCAGAAAATCCCATGTGATACCCCGTAAGTAAAGTCAAATCCTCACCAAGAATAACATCTTTGTCGTGTTGATGCATTCTGGGGACACCAGAGATCGGTCTTACGATTGCTCGTAATTCCATATTGTTTGCGAATTCACTACCACTGGTTTGATCTGAGTCCTTTGGATTTATGACATCGGCTTTATTGACTCGGACACAGTACTCAGGTAGGTTGGTGTATGGGTTTATTTCCTGGTCTGTTACCTTAACACCCTCACCACCATTAAGAATGAATTCAACCTCTTTGATTCCCTCTGCGTGATATGCCATGAGTCCAAAATAAAGGTGATCTGGATCACTTGTACCAGAAAATGCTGGTTGTTCGGATTCACCCTCCCTATATAATTGGAATGGATACTCAGTCCAGCGAGAGATTGGCTTATAATTATGTCCAGCTACACCATCATCACCAATAGCAGCCTCATCTGGAAATAGTCCACTAAAACCAGTTCCCGAAGTAACACCCTTAATTTCACCCATACGAAAGTTCTCCAAAATGTCAATAGCCGGTATAGACTATAGTTTAACTTGTCCTGCTATATGTATCTTTACAGGAAAAACGAGAGATAAATTTACCTTTAATAAATGCCTATTTTTCTTCCTTACAGACGTACAGAAGCAAGCAAAGACGTTCGCAAAGAACATAGTTGGAGAGAGACTCAGTTCATATTCACAGGAATGTGAGCGATATGATAGTATCTCGGAATGGGCTTGTGACAAGGTTCTAGGTTCTCAGCAAGTAGCCCTTGAGGGGTATGCATATGGTGCGAAAGGACGAGTGTTTCACATCGCAGAGAACACTGGTATTCTGAAGTACAAGCTATATCAGAGAGGGACACCCATCGAGATCATCGAACCTACTCGCGTGAAGAAATTTGCCACTGGTAAGGGCAATTCCCCTAAAAGAGAGATGTATGATTTCTTCTACGCCGAAACAGGAGTCAACCTAAAAGATCTAGTAACACCTGATAAAAAAGATATCACCAACCCAGTCGGTGATATCGTGGATGCTTATTACATCTGCAAGTGTTTACATGATTCTATTGACTGAGATAATCAACAATTTGATCGTAGTCTATTAATATTTTATCTTTAGGTTTACGATCACCATCATGTATCCATGCGTCAACATACAAAGTTCTTTTGTGATCCTCGTCTAGAATGGCTCTAATTACTATCTTTTGAGATCTTGTTATTCGTTGCGGATTGACACCAACAGCCAATTCGCCGTCAACGTTTCTAACTCGTGCCCAACCATCTCGATATGGTTTATCATATATGTCTCCCTGTAAAGCGGGGTTTCCTTTTCCAAAATGAGTGTTCCAATTTTTCTCTAACCACTCATGGTGACAGTCGCAACGATAGGTTGCTCCCTTTGGATCGATCCAAAGTGAATCTGGGTAAGTTCTCAATGTTTGGGTGACCTTTCATTTCGGATGAAAAGAAAAACGCCAGCACCCAAAACAGTTATCCAAACGATGATAGCGTAAATGTGATTATAGTCTTCGATGCTCCCACTTTGTTCCACAACAACTGGGGGATCTTGTCTGTCTGGTCCTTTTAGAACTTGACCACCTGCACAACCAACCATTAATAACGTAGACAGAAGTAAACTCTTCATTTATTATCTCCCTCTTGCCGAAGCATTACCAAAATAAAATCCTACAATTGTCACGAGTATTTGTCTGTTTTCTGTTGTAAACAAATACCCATTTATCGTTTCAAACGAAACATACTCATTTGTACCAAAGAGACCGAAGAAGTCAAGAGGTGCATGTCGAGTTTCTTCTAGTTCCACAACGGTTGGAATAGAGAAAAACGGTAGAATGAATGGTGCTAAAATAGTACCAAAGAGTATGCATAAAACTATGAAACGGCGGACTGCTTTTCCAGCGTCTACAGAAACTCTTTCAACGGCAGCGTTGGCGGCTTCTGTACGCTTGTCTATAAGAGAGAGTGTTCTTTCGAATCTCTCCTTTTCGTCCTGTCGCTTCTCCGCAATAGTCCTGAAAATAAATCCTGCAATACTTCCCCCGACTAAAGAAAGGAACTCTGCACTTAAAAAGGTTTCTAACATCACGAACTCCTGTGTATCAAGTACGCCATTTCCCCTGTTTTGTTGTTCTGTACTAGAACGGGTTGACCTGGATTTCTATGAGCGTACTTTTTGATATTTCCATTTTCTTCATTTTCCATGTCAAAGTGCTTTGACCATCGTTGGAACTTTTTCCTACCATTGATGGCTTTTAGATATTCATCTGAGCTTACTTTGTATACAGGCATTCCTGCAAACGTTTCTTCGGTGTATATCCCAGTTCTTTCCTTCTTCTCCATCAAGTTATATCTTGAGAGAGGAATGAAATCATCCTTTAACACACAAGAACTTCCGAATCTAAAAAGAGATTCTCCGAGGTATTCTGTGAACGAGGTGATTGGTTGTGTAAGAAGAACCTTTTGATTTTCTATGACGTAAGTACCACGATCGATGATCTCCGCAGTTGTTCTTTCTTCATGAAAGTCAAATCTATCTTCTACCTCATATCCACTGTCTTCGAGATACCAGACTAAAGCTCTCTCGAATAGAGTCTTGTCTCTCAACTGATCCGAGTGACTCTCTTTCAGAAGATAAAGAGCGGCAGCGAAAGATCCTATTCTTGTCTTTCCTGCTGGTACTTTAGCGAGAATCTTTTTGAGGTTCCATACCAGTGTATGAAGAATGGTGTATGAGGCTTTTTCTTGTGATGTCTGTAGATCTTTTCTCTTCTTTAAGATCTTACCATTCGCATCGACTATACCCAACTCATACGCTTCGGTTTCATTCCAAGGCGTTGTCATTAGCTTGATGAATTTGTATGCTATAAATGAATCTACTACACCTGCCATTACACACTCCTAAGATGATTTATTATTTCTTGATTCAAATGAATCGAGTCTAAATCTATATTTTCTATCTCTTTTGGTAAATAGTTTAGATAAACTAAAAAGGTCTTTAGGTAAGAGTGCAGTTCAGGTTCGGTTTTGTAAAACAGGATTCTAGAAGAAGCTGCTGGTCCGAACACATTCCCAAGGATTATCAAATGATTTAATATTAATCGTTCTCTTAATATTCCGTTCTTTTCGTACTTCCTGAATAATCGCTTAACGTATTTTACTCTATTCAAATCTTCGTGAAACTCATCAATACCCGTGCAAGTGGGATTTTCATAGTGCTTCATTGCGTACATTATAAAGTTTGATTCATTTAACGAAGAAAATTCCATTTTGTTCCAATATCAATCGTCGATAATACTCTCCAGAGTTTCCTGAAGTAGATAACTTGTTACATTATCTATGTCACTTTCATCTAGCTGCATTTCATACTTCTTGGCGGCAGATTTTACGACGTAAGCAAAGCCCTTAAATGCTTGTGCTTCAGTCATTGCTCTGGATGGATAAGTTAGATCTCCATCGACTCTGGTAACAACGTCTTGAATTAGTGGCTTGATCTTTGACTCGAAAAGTTCATCATCGTTGTCGATTTTGAGCTTGAGTTCAAGGGCTTCACCAACGAGTTCATCTTCTTCAGTTGTCTCGTTGACGAAGTGGAGTTTACCTTCAAGGCTGACGTTTCCTTCACCCGATGAACGAACAGAAAGGACTAGAGGCGAACCGAACTTTTCGGTTGCTAGATCCTGTTCACCAATTTCACCAGTTGGTCCGAACTTATCGTCTAACTTGTAACCATAAACTTCGCCATAGTACTTGACTTCGTATGAAGTGATGTCCCCGTCAGAAACACCTTCGTTGCAGTTGAAGTTGAGTCCGACTTGGTTTAGTCGAATCTTTAGCTGCTCTAGACGCGCCTTTGGGTTCATGTGTTGACCAGATAGAAAGTTCTCGATGAAAGCGTTTACTTTACCGAGCTTATCTTTATCTGCGAGATTCTGGTGTACACCATCATCTCGGTGCAGGGACTGTCCCGAATAACCAAACATGGAGTACTCAGACTCGACAATTAGCTTTTCTCTTAGATCTTTAAATCGTTGCATCATTCACTCCCAGATTTGTTTGCCATTGTATCATAAACACGACGATAGAACTCTGCTGACATAGTGTGATCAACAGCTAGTTTGTGCTGTCTAGCTGCACCATAGAAGTGTTCCTTCATGACCTCAGCTAGTTTTTCAGCAGTTCTTTCCCCTAGTGGGATCTGTGTAATACTATCCGCACAAGCCTGTACGGTTTCGTTGACTGCCTCTGGTAGGATAGTAGCATAATGTTCTTTATCATGCTTTTCCATGAGTTTAGCAATATCGTTTACTGCGTTCTTGTATTTGGGATCGTTAAACATTTTTTGATTCCTCCTCGGAATAGTATTTATATTTATATAGCCTTTCGTATCGCGTTAAACAGCGATCTGGCTAATCGTTTTGTCGTTGCCTTTGGTAAGCCTTGTGAAAATAGATCAAAATCGTCGTCCTGAACTGCTGCTCTCATCTTGGTTCCAGACATTCCAGTTGTCCCCTCGGCATCTGGATCTCTTTTACCAGAAGATATTACCTCAAAGTTGTCAAACTCAAAGCTCTTCTTTTTGTCTGTGTGCTTGATGTACTTTGAAATCTCTCTCTTCATGTCAGCGATTCTGTCTCCACCAACGATAAGCACTACATTTTTGTATCCTTGATCGCTAAGTTGTTTCATCATGTAAAATGGATTGATGATCTTAGCGTCTTCGTGTACTGTTGCCTTTGGAAACATTGCGCGTAGAAATCTGACTTTATCTTTATAGCGAAGGGGGTTTTTTACGTTGTTCTGACTTGGGCTAGTGTAGATTCTACTTTCAAACCCCATCCTCTTGGCGACTGAAGTTACCTTATCGACAACTTTCTCGTGACCAGATGTTGGGGGTTGGAAACGCCCAAAGGTTACAACAATACCTCTCCCTCGTTTTTTCACTTCACTTAGCATATTACTTTCTTAGTTTTAAGAATGACTTCTTTTCTTTTGCCTTTTTCTTTGCCTTGACTTCAGAGTCTCTCTTCTTTTCGCGTCTCTCTTGTTTTTCGATGCGGTTATCTACGGCAACTTCTTCGTTGTATATCCAACGTCCACCGACTCGTTCAAAAGAACCCCCGTGAAGTTCAACGTACTCTTTCATAAGTACAGCTCTTCTGGAGTTGTTTACAATGGATTCTAGTTTTCTTTTGCTAATCATTTTTTACCCTTCCAGTCCTTCTTGACTGTAAAATTAGATCTTGAAAATTCTAGTCTATCGACCAGTTTATAAGCGTTTTTCTTGAATTTATCAATGGCAACAAATCCCTCTGGTGAGGTTATTTTGTATCCATCGGTGGTTCGTATGAACATGCCAAGAGATTTCACTTTTTCGAATTTTCTCACAAATCGAATTTTTAGTTCAATAAGAGCATAATGAAGATCGAAAATATCTTTAATGTTTTTTCTGTTTTTGTTGAGGTACGAGATGATATCATCTAGTTTTTTCTTCTTTTGAAGTTTACCACGTTCTGTCTTCAAAGAAACTATGGCTCCCTGCATCTTGTCGTTCACGAATTTTGTGAACTCCTCCGCAGAGTAACGCATCCTACCTTGACGGACTTGTGCGTTTCCATAGATTTTCAGATCGTCGATTATTGATTTCTTCGATGTGAATTCATCAATGAATCTACGATGTTTAGCGAATGCCACCTTAATCTTGCTAATTTCATCCTTAGCAGATTCGGTCTCAGCCGCTGTGAAAGTTGCGGTCCCTGATGTGTCCCGAAAGTCTGCGTCGGTAAACCATACATCATTTACCTTCTTCAGACCATTCACATTCGCTCCAAACGATGCTTTCATACCAATCATCGTTTTACCTGTATATGTAGTATGCCAAACTACTCCTAGTTTGGCCTTTTTTATTTTTTGTGCAAACTCAGTTTCAGACTTTACGGCATATGTGATTGTATTTGGCGTAAATGTGAGATACGACTCACCATCAATAGTTTGTTTTTCAACATCATCGGTGAACATCATGTCACCCTGAAGGACACCCTTGATTCCCAGTTTGGGTAGGTGTTTCAGTGCAGCTTGTAGTTTGTCGGCTAGTCCACCTTCGTGGTTTTTGCGAATGTCTGCTGCTGTGTAATTGATCTTTGGAGTACCTGAGTTGAACACCGACTTGGTGCCAACGAAGAACTTACCGTTTTCGGGGTTCGTTCCTGCAAATATTGCAGGCGCACCATCCCATTTGACAGTTACGTTTACTCTGCTTTTAGAGTTACCCTCAACCATGTCTAGGAGGGATTCGCAGAACAAAATGGCATCTTTCACACCCTTCGATCCTTCATTGAATAATGAATCTTCAAGGTGTTCTAAATGTAGATTTTTGCTTTCTGCTAAATAAGTACAGAACCCATGCATGTTAAACTCCTACCGTATGTAGGAAAAACTAAAGGAGAATACGATGGCAGACAGAATTTACAGGAAAGCGACTCCCGTTGTTGCTGGACAAATCTTGGCTAAAAATGGAGTGATGGTATTAGGTAACGGTATCGCTCACGTTAAATTCTATAAAGATGTAGATTACAGTAGTGGTCTTACTCTTGGTGAGGCTATGGGAACACAGTTAGCAGCAGATGAACAACATCCCATAACTGGAACCGCTCAAGGTACTATTGTACCTATTTCAGTCCATACCTTAGTTTCTGTTGCGAGTGGAACTACCGTTTACAAACTTGCATGATGCTTGTTGTATTCGTCGATGTAATCCTTTAGCAACGACACATACTGGAGAGGGTTTCCCTCAAACACCTGAACTTTGCCATCTTCACAAGAAATGAGGATGGCAAAGTTGTCTATTGCAGTCCCAGTTCTTTCTTGCCACATGATTGCATATGCAGTTGCTTGTAGGAAGTAGTTCTCGATCTGACTCTTACTCTTGGAACGAGTCGCTCCCTTGAAGTCAATAATCGAGAGTTTACCATCATACTCTGCAACACAGTCAACACGTCCTGCGAGCTTCATGGTGTCTGACCACAATGCTGCTTCTTGTGCATGAACGTTGTCGATCTTGTCGAGTTCTGGCTTGAGTTGCAAGAACAGTTCAAGCGTGTCAGGCATTACCTTATCATTTTGAATCGGTAGATCAGGATCAAACTCATTGTTGACATAATCTTCGATCAACGAATGAAGTTTGTTGCCTCTGCTGGTGACTCGACTTGCTTCTTTGGGGTTGTCTCGTCTCCACTTAGCAAAGAAGTGTTGCTTCTTCCATCCAGTAACGCTCGTCACGGAAGGATACTTGCCAGTTGGAGTTTCGTAGAGCCTGTTACCGTCGATATTAACGGTGTTTAGGTCTTGTAGATCATTATCAATATGTTTAAATAGTTTCTTCACAAGCATATTATATCATCAATCCTCTTCGTTGTCAAGTACTTCTTCTAGTTCTGGCTCTTGCTTTTTAGGCTCTTGTGCTGCTGTTTGGTTTCTATTTTGCCACTGCTGGTGTTGTGCGCCATCACTACCTGGCTGTCTCATAGCCTGCACCCATCCAAAGAAATCTTTCATACTCATCCTTGTTCTCTCACTTTCTTAAGTCTTTCGACTTCACGCTTTTTCAATTTAGGCAGCAAACGCTTTGCTATCTTTTGTAGTCTAGCGGCTGGAATCTTTTCCAGCCTCTTATCAATCATGCCTTTTTCCGCATAGGACAGTTCATTGTAGTTTTTACCAGAAGAATACTTCTTCTTGAATATAGTTCTAGCCGCTTTGTTTGCTTTCATGAGGAGATCAGAATGTGTCTTCATTCTCTTCTCCTTCTGCTTTCTGCGGAACGCTCGTCTCTTCGCAGTTCTTTTTGCGATCTGACCACGTTTCTTTCGTTGGGCGGCAGTCAGTCTAACGGCTCGTTCTATGATGTTTCTCATACTTCTTCTCTTGTTACCGTAACAATTTTATTGATCTGTTTCTGAATCGAATTGATTCGATCAGGCCATAGTATATATTCTTTGTCGGGGTTTTTCATGAGGTTATATAAGAGAGGGAGGATCAGCTTCTCGACCTCTGACATTTTAGTCTTATATACATCGTCCAATTGAGCTTTTCTCTCTTCGACTTCATCGATCACGGCACGAATGTTTTCACCCTGTGATTCAATGGTTTTGGACAGCTCATCGTTCTGTAATGATAGGATACTATCCACCTTTGATTCGATTCTATCGACACCAGCGTTGTAGAATTCGTCTCCTGGCATGGAAGCTAAGATTAGGTTGAGTCTATCCTCTATCTTTTCTAAAACAGCACTATCAATCGCGTCAGAAGACGACTCTGAGCTTTCAGGGGAAGAAACTCCGAGATCATCAGCGTCCACAGCAGTGAACCCAAAGTCAAAATCAGAGTTTAGATACTCGTCGGGGATATTCATCAATACCCGTCCATTCCCACCGGTGCGAGTGTTTTTCTTCCTGCGGTGATGCCTTTAGTCATCATTTGAGTTCTCTTTTTATGAGCTTCTTGCCCTTTGACAGAAACGGGTGGATCTGAACCAAGACCAGCAACAGATCCGCTGCTGGCGTTGTTTGCGGGCATATCCTCTGAGATGTATTCTTTAAATGATTTCATCTTCCTCCGTACGGGAACTTCTTGTTCAACGCTTCTTTTCTTTTCTTGCAACCACAAGGTTTTCCTGTCTTCTTACTGACTTCTTCGACTACCTTCTTGATACCTGTAGCTTTGGTGATCTTTTCGATGGTATCTCCAAGTCCCTTGCTCTTGTTTTCTTCACTGTGCGCCATATCTTGCTCCTGTTCTGCTGGATGCTACATCCAGATTTACTTTAGATGCTCTATTAATTACGGGTGACTTCTTCATTTTGTTCATAAGTTCAGACCACTGACCACCAGTGGCTTTGTCTGGGGTGAGTGTAGCATCGACTCCTCCTGCTGGAGCGTTGAACCAACCCCGTCTCACTTTACTTTCGTTACACTCGGGACAGGGTTCCTTACACGGATCGTCCCTCGTAGCGATTAGTTCAAATCTATCGAATTGATGATTGCAG